TGAAGATGACCTCGAAAATAATTCTTTAACTATAGTTAGTGAAGCTTTATTGAAATATTTATTATTTGATACATCAATAGAAAAAACGATTAACGATTGTGATGATATATTTAGATTTCAAATGATTTCTCATTTAGGTAGTACCTACGAGAAATGTGTTCAAGAATCACCAAATGGTGATATAGAACTCCAGAGGAATAACCGAATTTATGCTGGTTTAAAGCCTAGTGGAACAATAGTGAAAGTAAAATCTGATGGTAGAAGAGATTCACTTGCTAACTGTCCTCCAAACCCAATAGTAGACAATAAAAATGAATTAACTATTGACGATATAAACAAAAAGTGGTATATTGAATATACACAACAAATGGTAGAAGATTTCTTAGGAACAGGAAAACAAATATTAAAAGGAAGGAAAAAATTAATGAAAAAAGACGAATTAATAGCAGAAAATGAAGAACTAAAAAAACAAATTGAAGAATTAGAAAAAAATGAAAGAAATACAGTAGAAAATGATTATGTAAAATTATTAAAGAAAATTAATGAATTTAGAAAAGAAGTTCAAGCTCATGAGTTTATTCTTGATAAAGCTATGGATAGTAAGCTAGGTGGAGGAGAATATGTTAGTATAGGTCAATTTTATAACTTCATACAACAAACTTGTCCTAAATTGGGTTTAGATTTTGATTTTCAACCAATAGAAGAAATAAGATTTGAAAGAGATATTTTCAAACCAAGTGTAGGAGCTACTAGACATTTATCAGAAGTTAAATGTGTTGCTACGTTTACTGACTTAGATACTGGTTGTGAAAAAAGATATATGGTTATAGGTAGCGGAAGCGACTCAATAGATAAGTCATTAAGTGGAGCAGAAACACTAGCATTTAGAAATTGGTTCAAATTCAACTTCACCCCAAAAGAAAAGTTTGATTGGGATGAAGAGGGAGATACCCCTACCGAAATAAGTGAAAGTAAACAAGTTAAAGTTCCAACTTATGTACCACCTGTTGTAAAAGAAGAGATTAAAAAAGAAGTTGTAGCAACAGAACAACATGAAAAAAGTGATGACGATGATGTTGAAAAAATAGCACAAATGGTAATGGAAATTAGAGAAAAGAAAAACGACCCTAACTATGGTGCAGAACAAATTGAATTATTACAAAAAGGTTTACTTCAAACAGCAGAGATAGATGCTATTAAAGTTGCTATTGAAAATACATATTTTGATTTAGGATTAGGTGCTTAATGGAGTATATAGAACCTAATAGCGAAAGATATTTAAGTCTTGAAGATTTACCTGATGAAGTTTGGAAAGACATAAAAAACTACGAAGGTCTATATCAAATTAGCGATTATGGAAGAATTAAAAGTTTGGAAAGATATGTTAAGACAGGTATTAAACATTCAACTTTAAGGAGAATTAAGCCTAAAATATGTAGGGTTGAGTTCAAAAGAGGTTCAAGCCCATATTGTAGGATACAATTAAGAAAAGATAAAAAGTACACGCATCATTCAGTACATTGTTTGGTAGCAGAAGCTTTTTTAGATAAACATGACTTTAAGTATTGTGACGGCGAAACACTAATATCTTTAGCGGATTTAGAAATAAACCATAAAGACGAAAATATCAAAAATAATATTCTTTCTAATCTTGAATGGTGTACTCATTTGTATAATATGAGGTATGGTACAAGATTAGAGAGAGCTGTTAAAAACGCTAACGAAACTAAAAAGCGTAAAAAGGAGGAATATTTATATGGAATGGTCTTATAGTAAAGATAAAAGACGAATAGTACTAGACAAACCACCAGTGCAAAAGTTAAGAATAACTGGCACAAGATTAGGTACTGTATTAGGAGTAAATAAATATTCTACCCCATTTAAAGCTTGGTGTGAAATAACTAAATTAGTTAAAGCTCCATTTGAAGATAGTAAATTCATGAAATTCGGTAGAGCTGTTGAGCCTAAGCTTATAGAATATGTTGGTAAATTTTATCCTAATGTTATGAGCATTAAAGATTATTATGGAAACAACTTTGAAGAATATCAATGGAATAATTTTAAAGACGAATCTAACATAATGGGCGGTATAATAGATGCTGTTGCAACCAGAAATGATGGTAAAACTTTAGCTACTATAATAGAATGTAAGACAGCAAGTAACGCAAGTTTATGGACTAATAATAGCGTACCTGTTTCTTATCTTTTGCAAGGGGCATTATATGCTTATTTAAAAGGCTTAGATAGGGTTGTATTTGTTTGTACATTCCCAGAAGAAATGGACTACAATCACCCAGAAAACTATCAAGTGACAGATGAAAATACAATCCTTGTTGTCAAAAAACTTTCCGATATTTTAATACCTATCGACGGTAAGTATCTAAATATCGAAGAGTGTATGGAATATGCTACTAAATGGTGGAACGAGTTTGTTGTACAAGGAATAAGTCCTGAATTTGATGAAAAGTTAGATAAAGAATATCTTGACATCATAAGAGCTAGTAAACCTTGTGAAGATAATGAACTTATTGATGTTTGTAATGAAGCTATTAAGTTAGCTAAAGAGATAAAGGAATTGGAAGTATCTAGTGGTCTTAAAGCAAAACAAGATTTACTAAAAGTTCTTGAAGCAAGTATAAAAGAAACAATGATAGAACAACAATTAAATCAAAGTGGAAAATACAAATTAAGTGAAAAGAAAAAAATAAAATTTGATGAAAAAAGACTTGAAAAAGAAAACCCAAAGGTGTATAATCAATATATGATTGAAGAGATAAGTTATACACTAAGTAAAAATTTGAAAGAAGAGGAATAAAATGAAAACTATAAAATTTAATTTAAATAACAATTATAAATTAATGGAAGCAGGAGAAAAGGTAGTAACTTTAACAAAAGTTGAACCTAGTCCAAGTGGAAATCCTACTGATGTTAAAGTAACATATACAGATGAAACAGGAGCTACTATCCACGAAAAAATCAATTTAGAAAGAGCCTCTTGGAAAATAGGAAGAATAATTGGTATTTTCTATGCTATAGAAGATAAACAAGAGGTTGACATATCTGATTTTATAGATATGTGTAAAAAAATTGAAGGAAAACAGATTAAGATTGAAGTAACTCATAATCAAGGTACTAGACCTCGTAATGATGGAACATTTGCAACATTTGCAAATGTCAAGAGTATATTGGGTGGTGTTGAAGAAGAAGAAAGCACTAGTGCGACACCAACCCAAACAGAGAACCCTAGAAGTTCTATTCTAGCTGGTCTTTAGATAGATGGTTGCTTAATGGCAACCTAGAGTAGATATATAAAATAGTTGTGGTGAAGGTATGAATTGTACACATATACATCTCAAAGTATTATGGATGCAAGTAAATCCTCAAAAGTAGCGGATAATATTAGTTGCAAATGATATTATCATCAAAACCTTTATATCTATTCTAGGGTACTATTAAGTACCAGTTTTCGTTCTTTTTGTTTTAGAGATGATTTTTTACATCTCCTTTTCTTGGAAGTCGGTTTTATACCGACTTTTTTTAGGTTTTTAAATCGAACTTTTGTACTATAATGCTTAACAGAAAGAGGTAATACGCTTTCTGTTAGGAGGAGAGTTTATGGATTATATGAATGAACTTGTTTATTCTTATATCTATATGCTCTCCGTTTTTTATTGCTTGGATTTAGATAATTTAATAGATAAATTAGAGGAGATGAATAAGTAATGAATGGAAATTATTTTTATCAACCACCAACTAGACAAGATAACATAAACATGATAAACGAACAAATTAATAGATTAGAACAAATGAGAAATCAAATCGTTCAACAACCTACTCAACAACAACATCAACAACAGCCATCTATCAATCAAACATTTCAACTTGCCCCTACCACTCAAAGTACATTAAGATATGTCAATACAATGGAAGATGTGGCAAAAGAAATGGTTTTTGGTGATACACCATTCTTTAGTAAAGATATGAGTATCATGTGGTTGAAGAATACTAAAAACGAAATAAAAACATACGAACTTAACGAAATAGTCCCAAAAGATGAAAAAGATTTAATGATTGAAAATTTAAAGATGCAAGTTGACGAAATGAATAAGGTGATAAAGGAGATGAAAGATAATGCAAAACCAATTACTGCAAATGATGATGCAACAATTACGAGCGAGGAATCCCCAAGCGTTCCAGTTTCTCGAACAAGCAAGACTAAATCAAAGTAACCCCCAAGATATATTTAAAGAAGTGACAAAAGATTATAAACCAGAACAAATGAACGCTTTATTTGATAAAGCAAAACAATTTGGTATTGGTGATGATGTTATAGAAAAATTAAAAAAGTAACGGTATCTAATGTTTTAATAACATTTTAGATATAAATATTATAGAAAGGAGAATATTAATGAATAATACACAAGGA